TTAACAAGACGTGGGTTTTGGGCAGGAGGTACCGCAGCAGATACTCAAATTTTTGCAGAGACAGGTTATGGAATTTTCCTTAATCCAGGTGGTAGCTCATCAATAGGTTTAACCCTATCCTCCTCAGGCGCAGCTACCTTTTCGAGTAGTGTTGAATGTCGCAAACTATATGTAAGCCCAGGAGGTGGAGCAGGTAGCGGAAGTGATGGTATTGCAAATATTCAAACTGCGAGTACCACATTGGGTGAAACTTCTGAACTTGGGTTATTAATAAAAAACAATGGAACAAGCGGATATTATTCTCAAATTGGTTTTGGATATGCTGAGAGTAAAGTAGGGGCAGTAATAGCAGGTCTTATCACAAATGGTGGGGGTTCTACATCTTCAGCTTTAGTTTTTGGCACAAGAAGCACAACAGTAGGCTCAGATGCTCCTACCGAACGAATGCGAATCACTTCGGGGGGCAACGTCTTGATTGGAAGTACGGTAGACCAAGGTAGTTGGAAAGCACAAGTAACTGGTAATATGTTTATTAGAGGTAGTAATTCCTCTACTACTAATGGACTTTATATGGATAATAGTACTGGTATTACTTTATTTGCAATAAGGAATGATGGATATTTTCAAACTGGAACCGCAACTTACTCCCCATATAATAATACAACAGGTGCAGCTGCAAACGTGCACGTATCAGATAATGGTGCATTATTTAGGTCGACTTCTTCTTTAAAATATAAAAAGAATATTGAAAATTACACAAGAGGATTAGAGCAAGTAATGCAATTAAGACCAGTTTACTATAAAGGGAAATCTGAATCCGATGGAGATAAACAATTTGCTGGATTAATTGCGGAAGAAGTCCACGATTTAGGCTTAACAGAATTTGTACAATATGCACAAGATGGAACTCCTGATGCATTAGCCTATAGCAATATGGTTGCCTTATTAGTCAAAGCTATTCAAGAACAACAAGAACAAATACAAGAACTAAAAAACAAGTTATCATGAAAACAATCGAAGCAGTCCCAATCTGGGACAACGGAACAGTACAGGAAGCGAAGATATTAAATGCTTACGCTATCAATGTAACACTTAGCACCTCTGCTACATTCTACTACCAGCTACTCGCTGAGACTGTAGACCTTGCAGTTGGTACTCAGTTAGCACAAGGGAACCTGACGATGACAGGTGAAGCTTATCAGCAATGGGAAATAGACTCCTACGCATGGGACTGGATTGCTCAGCAACTCAATCTAACCATTACAGGTGACTATGTACCACCAGTACCTCCAGCACCTGAGCCTGAACCTATAACTGCTGAATAATTATGGCAAAGATAAGCTCATACACAACTGACGCAAGCGTCTCATATAGTGACAAGCTCATTGGTACTGATGCTGAGGACAGCAACGTCACCAAGAACTACACTATCGGAAGCATTCTATCTATGCCTCTACCATCGGTTCCAGTATACGCTGACAACACAGCAGCACTAGGTGCAGGCCTTGTAGCAGGGAACGTGTACCGAATCACAGGGACAGACCAACTAGGGGTGGTGCATTAAGCATCCCCCTATTAAAATTTAATCTAATGGACATAAGAAAGATATCGGTAGGCCCGGACTATAAGGCCAGTGCAATGCATTACATTGTGGGGCAGAAGGTCCTTGGTGATAGCCATGAGATTCATCTCATTAAGTTTGTCATTGACACGGGATCAATTAGGATCTATATTATAAACGATAAGCAGGAGGTAGTGATGTGGAAGGAATTCAACTACACTATGCCTGTCGCTATTGAATACAATATAAACTACTAATGCAGTCCCCATTTGATTTTATCGTAACGCCTGTGAAGGGTGAGCGATACAGCAACACCAAGGATATTGGTGGCATTGAGTTCATTGTCAACACATCTGAGGAGGACTACAGGTTCTCCAATAGATATGCTGAGGTGATTGAGGTGCCCTACGGATACGATGGTCCTATTCAGATAGGCGATACACTACTAGTACACCACAACGCCTTCAAGTTCTACAACGACATGAGGGGGAGACGTAAGAGTGGTCGCTCATTTTTTAGAGACGACAAGTTCTTCATAGAGCCTGATCAGTTCTACCTATACCGCAGGGGCGATACATGGTATACCTATGACCGCTACTGCTTTGTTAAACCAATACCAGTAATTGATTCGTATATTAAGAAGCCATTCACTGATGAGCCACTCATGGGTGAGATGGTTTACCCTAACGATTATCTCATTAATCAGGGGATTCGTCCGGGTGATACCGTATGCTTCAAGCCTGACAGCGAGTATGAGTTTGATGTAGATGGAGAGAAGCTGTATAGGATGTATGACCATCAGATAACTATTAAGCTATGAGAGAGATAAAGCTAAAGATTATTGAGGCAGGACACCAGGCTGTAGAGCAGCTTATTATGGTGGCCAAGGAGGCAATCATTAAGCATGATGATGAGGATGAGTTGTCTGCCGACAGATTAAAGAATGCCGCAGCTACAAAGAAGTTAGCCATCTTTGATGCGTTTGAGATTCTCAATAGAATAGAGGCTGAGCGTGAAGCTCTTGAGATGTTGGATAAGGGAGTTAACAGAACAGAAACCAAACAAGGATTTGCAGAGCGAAGGTCTATATCGAATCGTTAAGGACTACGTACCTCAGAACGCTCTCAGTAAAAAGAACAGCGGAAGGTCATGGATGTACGGCTACAATGAGCAGTATGACATGGTCGTTATATCTAGGAACGGAGAGATAGGGGATATTATAAATATCTCAGGTCTATACATTGCCTTGCCTAAGGCACCTAAGGAGTGCTATAGTAGGAGCAACGCTGCCACTCAGCAGTACTGGGAGAGACAGGACCTACCAAAGGAGTTGTTGAAGATACAGTCAATCTTCCATTGGAACGAGATGCCTGCTGAGTTTAAGGACAGGTGGGTGGACTACATTGAGGATGAGTTCAACAGGCGTGAGGATGGGATGTGGTTCATGAATGATGGTCAGCCAATATACATAACAGGATCTCATTACATGTACTTGCAGTGGTCTAGCATTGACGTGGGATACGCAGACTATCGTGAGGCCAACCGTATATTCTTTATATTCTGGGAGGCATGCAAGGCAGACATGAGGGCATTTGGCATGATCTACCTAAAGATTAGACGCTCAGGGTTTTCGTTCATGTCATCATCTGAGTGCGTTAACATAGCCACTCTTGCTCGTGACTCTCGTGTTGGTATACTATCAAAGACAGGTGCTGATGCTAAGAAGATGTTCACTGATAAGGTGGTACCAATTAATAGCAGGCTACCATTCTTCTTCAGACCTATCATGGATGGTATGGACAAGCCTAAGACTGAGCTTGCCTACCGGGTACCAGCATCAAAGATTACAAAGAAGAACATGTCTACTGTCGGAGACAATGATGTGCTTGGACTAGATACTACCATTGACTGGAAGAACACTGAGGAGAACTCTTACGATGGTGAGAAGCTATTGTTCTTGGCACATGATGAGAGTGCTAAGTGGACTAAGCCAAACAATATCCTCAACAACTGGAGGGTAACAAAGACTTGTCTTAGGGTGGGTAGCAAGATTATTGGCAAGTGTATGATGGGATCTACATCTAATGCGTTAAGCAAGGGTGGAGACAACTACAAGAAGCTATACGAGGACTCAAATGTTTTAAATAGAAACGCTAATGGACAGACTAAGAGTGGACTATACTCTCTATTTATACCAATGGAGTGGAACATGGAGGGATTCATTGATAGGTATGGCATGCCTGTACTTAGAAAGCCTTCTGCTCCTATACTTGGTGTTGACAACCAGATGATTAAAAATGGTGCTATAGACTACTGGGAGGCAGAGGTGGACTCATTGAAGAGTGATGCAGATGCGCTTAACGAGTTCTATAGACAGTTCCCTCGCACGGAGTCACATGCGTTTAGGGATGAGAGTAAGTCATCAATATTTAACCTCACTAAGATATACCACCAGATAGACTACAACGACTCTATGATTGAGGGTCAGCTAGTGACACGTGGTGGGTTTCATTGGAAGGATGGTGAGAAGGATACCAAAGTTATATGGACGCCTGACCAGCGTGGCAGGTTCTTAATTAGCTGGGTTCCTCCTACCAATATGCAGAACAATGTAATTACAAGGAACGGAATGAAGTACCCTGGGAATGAACACCTTGGGTCATTTGGCTGTGACCCATATGACATCTCTGCCGTAGTAGGTGGGAGAGGATCTAACGGGTCGCTGCATGGTATGACTAAGTATCATATGGACGATGCGCCTGCAAACCAGTTCTTCTTGGAGTACATAGCTAGACCACAGACTGCGGAGATATTCTTTGAGGATGTGCTGATGGCGTGTATCTTTTATGGTATGCCTGTGCTTGCGGAGAACAACAAGGCACGTATACTGTACCACTTTAAGAACAGGGGCTACAGAGCGTTCTCATTGAACAGGCCCGATAGGGTACTAAATAAGCTCAGTAAGACAGAGCGAGAGCTAGGTGGTATACCTAAC